GCCTGCGGTTTTTCGATCATCACGTGCATCCTGGAGTGCATCACTTGAAATTTCGGTCCTACAAAACGGGCGGATTAGATCCGCTCGCAAACTCAGACTTAATTTCTCAATATCTTTGCTAGCGGATCTTTTTCAAGAATCCGACATCGCCCACATCCAATCATCCTTCGACAGCTTATGCATTCGGTAACTGTCTTAGGAATCAAGGATGGAGCGAACTCCAGCGCCGGCAAGCCGACGACCATACGACCGATGTATGGATTTCACCATGCTCAGTTCCTCCGGGGTCTGACCTTATAGAGCACACTACAACTCCTCGTTGTGTGTGGATTTTTATAGGTTTTGTGGACAGTGGGGTCCGAAGGGCCGAGTTTAGGCTAGTAACAGCGTCTTTTGCTACATACGCTTCAGGTAGCTGACTTTTAATGACATTCAGCAGGTCGGTGTCCCTACGGAGCAGGGTCGGTGGGGTAATAGTACAAAATAGGTGCACCAGTAAAGAAGAATAAAGTAAAATCTTCACCCACAGAAACTTGATCCTCAAAAACAACTTGAGTCAAGTCGCTCGTAGAGACAGTCGATTCAAACGTGTGCCAACTATCGTCCACACCTGTAACTGACGTTTTATTTGCCAGCTTAGCAGGTACGAAACGAATATCGTTGATATACGGGAATTCAACTTCTAGAACGGGATTGCCGCTATCCACAGTCATGTGCTGTCCTTCCCATCCATGGGCGCGCTTCGAGAGGTTATCGAAAACAGTAATACTGTTCGTACCTCCTGCTGCGTCCAAGAATTTCGAGAAGGTAGCCTTATAGACTGTCGAATCATCCGGCGTTCTCACATAACGCATATAACCATGCTTATAGCCCAGCTCTGTAGTACTCATGCTTTCAGACTTTATAGTCTTATACCGTATGGCTCCTCGCCATCCTGTAAAAGCAGGAGTTAAATAGTTCAACAGAGTGCTTTTCGCATAGTTGTAATCACGACCAAGAGATCCCTCCTTGTTGATAGCACCAGGTGCATATCCACGATAGAAGGGAAAATGGTTGCTAACACGCGTATAGTAATAATCACCGTCAGTTAAAGAAGTGAAAGTTCCATGAACTGTATGCAACATGTACCTTTTGAGACATTGGCGAAAAGAAGCAATGACTTCTCCAACGCAAGCCGCAGTTATTCCATCATTTTTGGAAATCTTGCTTGCCATTGAAGCATCCACTTGTGGCTTAAGTGGACGCGATGGATTGTCAGTTTCTTCACAATCACCAGATGTCATCTCGTTAGACTCAGACTTCATTGTAAGTGCGAGAGGCTCCTGAAAATAAGCATAATCAGCTATATTCTCTGCCGTTGGATTCGCAACTTCAAAGTCTGGTCCTGTAGACACAAACACATTAATATATGCGTTGATATCTGCGGCGTCAGAAGGCACAGTTAGTTCATTAAGAACAGAGATTCCGATATATCCGTTTGTGTACTGCGAGAATGTGGGACCAATCAAACCATTTCCATCCGAACCGGCCGCAATTGACCGGCGGTATGGAAGTTCGTCGGAACCAGGATTTGTATGAAGGCAGAATGGGAATTGATTCCCCCACCCAATCTCTACAACAAAATCCTTTTGTTCTGCAATATCGATGATCCATGTATAGTTCGTATTGAACTCATGAGCTTTTATATTAGGCTCAATAGGATCATAAGACACACGCAACCGTCCTTTATGAAAATTTGATGCAACAACTTGAAACCTGAACTTCATCGTCCCTCTCCAATATTTAAAAGGGAGGGCCGCAAAAGCGCAGGCAGGCAAGTGTATTTCTTCACGGGAGGGAACTCCCGTATTGACAGCCCAAAGCATAGGGCTCACATAAGAAGAAAATAACACATCACCAGGTGCAGAAATAGCAGCGACGCCACTCTGACCCCAAACACACTGAGTTAAATAAGACTCACGCATAGAGATTGACGTAATAGTCATTTCGTCGGAGTCCGATAAACCCACAGTGCGGGGGTCAACAGTGACTTCTTGCTTAGCATCCAGTGATAATTTGGTTGTTGAATCAGGAACATTGGTGTTTGCCATATTACCCACATAAGTGGGCCTATAAGGAACAATATCGTCCAAAACAGCAGGACGAGAATATCCAAACATAGTTGCAATGGCAGCCAACGCTCCAGCTGCTATCTCAGTGGCACGCGCATACGGGCCTATAATAGGCGCGGTTGCAAGTGCACGCCCCCAACCAGACACAATAGAAGCAGGTTTAGAAATGGGTCCAGACCCATATTCATCTGCTTCAGATTTCATCATAATTTGGGGGGCGATACCAGCTGAGTCTCGTGCCGTAGGCACCGACAAAGAAACGTCAGTAGCCCAAGCAAACACAGAGACAGTTAAAGGATCGGTTGCACCATTGGCAGCTTTCAACTCGTTCATAACATGGAAATCCAGTTTCCCCATTTGACGCCATTCTCCATTAGGTATGGACAAGGCATTTTGATCCCAAAAGAATGGTAGCTCCAAGCTTCCACCCATAGAATTAGTGGGATCAATATATATGTGGGGTTTCTGAGATAATCCAACATTGTCGACATTGAGAAAACCTCGAGATATTGAAAAATCGTCCAGGTCAGGTAACGGCGTGTATGCCACGATCATTCGACCATAGTAAAAACCATTTCCATTGACAATCACCTTCACGTGCAGCTTACAACGCAGCAAGTAAAAATTGGTAATACGATTTGCAACACGGGGATTCTCAAAAAACTCAGTCCATGGATTCAACTCCTGATAAAAATTTGCAGAAGGGGTCCACGAATAAGAGGCTATCAACAAAGGACGAGATAAGAAAGCACCAAGGCTAGAATCGGATGAATCCGCCGTAGCATACGACGGATCCGGTTGGGATGGGACAGAATAGTCCCAACCCGGGCTTTGGTCCGTGAAAGAGGTAATCTGATGAGATTCCTCCCCACTCGCCGATTTTATCGAGACATTGAAAGCAGAGGTTTCCATCTCTGATTTCATCTCAATTTCGTCATCATCTGACGGAAAGATGGGTACTTCAGTGTCGGCTTTATCTGGAAGTGTGCAATAAGATGCTACTCCAGCTTTCCATAACGTCGCAAGCCAGCAAACTGCATGTCTGCTGGGTCGACATTGTGGACAAGTTAGCCGATTACTCTCTAAGTCACGAACAAGGTATATTCCGCAATATCTACAAGTTTGCGGTGGTCCACCATACGTGCCGTAGAGTCTGTCTACTCCATCTCTGGATAGTTGGTTGTAAAATTGTGTAATTTTTGCAATGCGCTTTGTTTGGTAGACTCCGCGTCTGCATTAAACAGCGTGTCCAGAGCTCACAATTTTTGGCTGGCTAGGCCTCCAGTAAATACCGGACAATCACCATCGCTGGTCATTCCTGCTGCACGCTCATGAAGTGAGGAACATGTGCGAACAGGGTAAATCAGGCCAACAATCCACTTTTTAGCGATACACCAGGCGCAAGCGGCGCGCCCGCTGGACAAGTTTAAATGACATTCCGGGTCGGTATGCTAAGCCTAGCACATCATAAAAGACGTGTCAGGTTGCTTCTCTATTTTGCGTTTGACACGCATGTTTTGATAGGCATCCTTCATGTCTGAATGTGTGGGCAGCTCAGCAATATGTTCATGAAGTTCATGCGCATCTATGACCTGTTGTAATTTGGGCCTCATCTCCGCAAAAACCTCGGGTCCATGTCTCCAGAACTCTGTGCACGCAGTAAATACTGCATCAGCAGCGATTTTCCTGGGTTCTGCCGGCGAGCCTTTTCTATGCATGTAATTATGCAAAGATTTTGCTATAGACCGAACATCAAGCGGCGCTAGCCACTCTCCCAATTCATCACTCCACAGAAATCCTCTCTTCAAAAATTCAGTTTCTAGAAACGGAACCAAAGGGATGGATTCAGATGTTTTATCTGCCATGGTGTACTCAATTCCGAGTTCGCGAAGGATATTGGACACTGAAGTGTGGTGAAATTTATGCTCTTTATCTGAAATATTTGCATGATTATCATCACCATAACACACCAATGCCACAACGTCCGAAAACGATGGCGCATTCTCTTCTGGATGCAAAACATAATATGCGTACCTCATATAGAGACTGTTACACAAATTGTTTATAATCACAGTGAGTGGATGGCCAGACGGATTTGATCCAAAGATCTGCATGAGAATGCCATTGAACTCATAGATAGGAAAACTAATCTCCGTAGCAATGCCACGCATGATCATCAATGCTTCCTTTGTATATCCACATTGTTCAGCAACATCACACAACTGTTCAAAAGCAGCCATCATCACAACAGGAGACATACGCTTGTCATAAGCTGCGTAATCACCTGCCATGCAACGGTCCATTCCATGCTTAGTTTGATGCTCAACAAATTTTGACCAGTCATTTGATTGCGCTACAATTCCAACAGCACACTCAAAATCAAGCCAATTGTCTTGAATCACACGGATCAAAGGAAGATAGTATTTCCTCACGACTAATAAGAAAGCTAATTCACAACCAGCAAATACGCGGACTTTATCTTTAGTAAACTTAGTAGGTTCATCTTTAAGATTGCCGCGAAATACTGTGTAAATGCGCTCTCCACTCGCGAGAATTTTCTCCATCTTCTCTGCTTCTTCCCAGAACATCTCATCACACTCAAGTGGAGCAGTAATGCCCTCAATAACTTTATCAGTAGATTCTTGTATATAAAGTTTCTTCTGTTTGTTAAGAGGCCATCCAACCGATGTGGTCAAATCAATTCGATCAACAGCGGTTACTCCATCCATCCCAGCCAAAACAGCATCACGCGCGTAGGGATGAACCACGTCTTTGATCTGAGGCTTGCGCTTAAGTAAATCATCAATTTTAAATTTAAGATCAGCGCGAGCTCGTCTCATAATCAGTGGATCAAAATTTCCACGCGGGTGAGCCATCAAGGCCATGTCCCGTTGCCAATGGCGATAAGAATTCATCTCCTTAGGCGGCCCGTGCAATCTCTCTATGCCTATCTCAGTAACTGAGTCAGAAATAGGTGATTTACGAACGTTCGACCGGAAATGTCTCGTCCCCAATGGATGCTGACCATACACTTCTACGACAGGTTGTTTCCCATCTTCCTCACACATAAAATGCGCGGGGGATCTGGGATCAACTTTGTCGATGGGAGTGAAGTCAACACCATACTTTTCTGTAATGAAACTCCCCTCAGAGTGACATTCGATACATCCTCCATTCAGTAAGGCACCACGAGCAAGCTCATAATCAGCCTTTGTGAATGTGGAAAATGCACCGGTTGTTTCATCGGGAGTGCCGGCTAGATGTATGCCAGCAAGTATGCACGGAACAGTTTTAGTCAACACAGCAGCACCACACAATCCGTCAAAAGTATGAGACGGTGAATTATATATCCAACCATGAAATTTGGCCCGCGGAGTGACAACTCCACTTTTGGACCTAACATTTTTGATATGTTCGGACATCGCTTCTCCATCTTTATTCTTATAGACTAATGTAGCGTTGGTGCCTACCAATTGTGGTTCTTTCTCAGGCAAGAATTGTTCAAAACGTGGAGCAGGCCCAAATCCAGGTAGACTCAATAATATCAAGTCCTTTTCTGGAAATCGAAACCACTCTGTTGGTCCAATCTTTCCTGAAGAATTTCGCCCCAAAACTTTGCGACTAGTCATTTGGCCTGAATAGCTGTAAACCTTATCTTCAGTGAAAACGTGGTTTGGTGCTAGCCAATAACTTTTCGCAATGGGTATCATGTTGACTCGGCGCGTAGCACCGGTTTCATTATCTGTAATCAGCAAACTAGTAATAGCCCACTCCATCTTTTGCCGAACCTGGGATTCCTGTGCAGCGCATGCAGATTTCTGATATGGAATCTCCACGCACTTCAATCGTTTCCACGGATTCTCCAAAACCTCTTTATCCGGGACAGGCAGCGTTCCTTGTGGAATCTGCATGTCATCAGATGGTTTCAGGTATGGAGGCAACATAGGAGTAAGCTTTTTCTCAAACTCGCTGGCTGACACACTGTCCGGATGACCTTTAAAAAAGGCATCAAGCTCCTTCGGGGTAAATTGTTTGACATCAACGCCAACCAAATTTCCCAAATGAATTTGCTCGAGTGTTGGCTTACACTTTTCCTCATTTTGCGAAAACATTTCCCGCATTTGAGTTCCAGTGAGCCACATATCCCGGGTCAAGTATGCCACACCTGCAAGCGCAGCTACAGATCCTGTTCCAAGTAAAATCTCCTTCTTGTGTGCAAGAAAGGCTTCACCCAACGTCTTAAAAGCATTCTTACAGTAGCCTGTAATTCTGTTTATTTTGCGCTGGACATACCAATCTGCAAACATTTCAACCGAATCTGCGATCGGATCATCTTCCTCAAGTTCCGCGGCTATCTTATCGATGTCACGGCGAGTAAGATTTTCCTCAGCTTCAGAAATCGGGTTGAAGAACATTTCACTCTTCATGTCAACGGATTCGTTTTCACTCGGTGAATGCATACATCCATGAGGGCATTCGCCCAAAAAGCGCATGTGTGGACACAACGGTTGATCAAATAATTCCTCGGTTTTCTTGACATACTCGTCTTGATCCTCGTAGAAATCTTTGCTATCGTTGATAAGATACTCTTGCACTTCAAAAATGGATGCATTCGCTTTAACCGTCCGGAAATCCCACGTATCAGCACCAGCAGGTTGCTTGCCTGGTCGTTTGTTTCCGTTGGCTGCCCCACGAATGATTTTGACTTGCTGTATGTCTATATCCCAAGCATCTGGCATCCGAACACCTTCTCTTTTAGCCTTATTGGCATCAAAAATTCCGGTATCAGGATCTGTCCAGCCTGGTTTAAGACGAACATCAAGAATAGTTTCAAAACGTCGCATCACAGCGCCAGGCTCATTCGAAAATATGCCTGACATTAAATCTTTCCGATTTGTAGTCACTGTAACAAGACGCATTTTCAAAATCATAATTCCTTTCAAATGAGCTTCAGCATTAAGAGCTGCTTTCACAACATTGTTAAGGAAATCAATAATCATTTGTGTCGGTGAGTGATCACGATAACAGCGCTCAGTACCCTGTGCCAAATCATCTAGTTGAATCCAAGTATGACGAGGTTTACATTCAGAATTGAATTTATCCAAATCATTAACAGTAACAACGTGATTCTTTGAACATGGGATATCGTTACTTTGCAAAATGGTTTTCCCTAAATAATTAGTTATACCAGTTTTGCCCACACCCGAACCTCCGTATACAAGCAAACCATACGGTTTTGCTCGCACTGGAGATTCGCGCTGTGCAGTAATGAGCGCTGTGCGAAGCCTGGTGAGCCCCAAGATTTTGTTCGAAATAACTGAAACTTCATGAGGGTTCTTAGTCTCTTTTAACTTATAAGAAAATCGAGCATATAGAGCCTCCAATCGAGAGTCAAATTCAAATTCATCTTGAATGCCTTTTACGGTTCCGATTTTAAAATCAGCTAACTTACCAACCTCGAGCAAGGGCAATGCACTCATCAAAAGAGCATATTCCTTCTCAGCTTCAGCAGCTTCATTCGAATCGAATAGCATAAGGCTAAGATCACCATGTTGAAATGCAACAAGACCTCGCTCCAGAAAGAACAAAAGGGTATCCAACACCATTGTCACAAAATCCGGAGAATGCTCTTGAACATCCCAAACTTTAGCTTTGAACAAAGTAAAAGGGCCACACTTAATGCGACGATGAGTCTCTTTAGACTTCTTATCATACACATCAAGCGATTCATCTTCATCACCAGCATCCGGAAAAAATCCGATAGCAATCAAAATACTGACAATATTGGCGCACGATTTTCCAAATCCATTGTGCGTTCCAAGTTTCCAGTCTGATAAGCATTGCTTCAAATGCGCTAATATTTCATGCGCTTGCAAAATACTTTCATCTTCTGCTTCGGATTTCCATGAATATGCAGCTCCCTGTTGCACAATGTCCTTAGCAAAAGGAAGAAGCTTCATAACCTGGGCCATAATACAGTCGATAACTGAATCTGGATACCAGGTCCGGAGATACAAATGAACAGCCCCAAGAAAGCCAGTGATACTACTGACACTCGTTAGGACACTTAGAAAAGCCACAAGATCTTCGATCCGCATTTTGATATTTTTCTCAACATCAAGTGTTCCGGTTCCGGAATAACTCAAAAATTTAAGAATAGATCTGTATTTGCGGGCCATGTCAAACTGTGAATAAAAAGTTTGCTTCACACCAATAAAGGCGTTCATTCGTTCAGTAGTCGTTCCGAAATACTGTTCAAAAAACTCACTTTTCATAAGATATTGTTCAAATGTTTCACGCTTGTTATCACGCGCTTCCTGACGTTGTCGCTCTCGTTCCTTCTTACGCTTGTCCTTATAATCGTCGGCCAATTTGGTCGTTCGGGTCTTGCGTTTAGGCTTCGAGCGTGTCTCGGGCACTTTTTCATCAGATTGAGAATGCATTCGCACAAAAAGAGGTTCAATAGGATTGGTCACATATTCGGATCTAATCCGATGCAAACCATACCCAAGATCCTCCACACACGAAGCATATCGTTCATAACATCGCCAGCTCTCCTCAATCGGAGGGCTAGGTAGGGACGTGCCATTGGCACTCGTAATAACAAATCCAGCCAATTGACTGGAGGGTTTTTCATAAATAAAATTGGCACTTAAAATTTCGCAGCTTTCTGTAACTTCATTGCTATTTGATGCAAGGAGGGTCATTATCCCGCCAAGCGCCAGTTCATGCGGCAGGACCTATAAAAGGCCCCATAAATTAACCCATGCTGTGTGTCTCAAGCCTTTGACACGGTTAGCACAGGCGGCACCACGGTAGAATTTCTTGGCCGCGGGAGCACAGACTCCCAACAAGAAAACATTTGCCGTGGCTGTAAATCAAAAATTCATTCAATGACTATGCGCTTCGTCATAAATTGAGCTGCCCCATACCGCTCCTCGTACTCCTCTATTTGCCAAAAGAGGAAATTCCAAACTGCATTACACAGTCGCGTAGGAATTAGGTCTAGGCGCACTTTATCACGAAATCATCAGTGATTCTGCCGTTTGTGGTCCAAGCACATGCCGAAAATTATTCGGATCAGCTCTAGCAGATTGCCTTGAGCAGTCCCCGCCACTTTACTGTGACGGGCTAGCGGACTCTTTACATTATGTAGGCGTGCCTGCCTTATGCGTAGTCATTCCGCACGACTTTGCGGTAAGCTGTTGATTACAGCTTTAACTCTACTTCCATTCAGTTGAGTAGTAACAAACAATTCGTCTGTGGTTGCAACAATGTTGCTCCTATCATACAAGACGATAGACACCGATTCACCCTACAATGGGAATTACGGTCGTTTAGATCTTCACAATTTATTTTTATTTCTTTTGACGGTTGCATATAGCATTGCCGTTTTATAGTAAATAGATAGAAGTTGATGCAAGTAAAATGTCATAAACACTCACATCAGTGGTGGGTTTATCGCTAAAATAAATGATTCGTAAAACATAACTGTCACATAGAACGTAGTTATCGGGTAAATATTCCCGATACTTGCGCAATCCTAAGATTAGTGTATGTAACAGAAATATTCACCGAGAGCGCGGTCCAAACGCTCAAGTAGAAACAACCATGCCCCCGGGTTCATCC